TTATATAAATATTATAATATTAAAAAAGTACATTTCTTAATTTTATTTTTATTTTTAAAATAATTTTTAAATTTTTAAAATTTTTTATGAAATGTACTATTTTTATTAATTAATAGTTTAAAATAAAAAAAAATGAATTATATTATTATTATTTAATATAATAATGACTACTATTTTTGATGAATTACCTGATTGTATTATTGATAAAATATATTCAAATATTGTTTATCCTCAAAATGAAAATTTATTAAAAGATATAAAAAAATATGGAACAATTCGTCTATTATTGTATTATTTAAAATTTATAAGTATTGATGAACTTAATTATATTTTAATTGATTTAGCAGTTGTTTATTTATCATTTCAAGAAAATATTATACCAATATCACCTAGTCCATTTGAATTATCTAGTAATTCTCTTAAAAAACTTGATTATTACTATTTATTAGTGACAGATTATAATATTAATAAAAATAAAATTATTAATTCTATAAAAAGATTAATGATAGATGTTGATTTATATTATATAGAAAGAATAGTAAGTCCTTATATTTCAAATATAGAAAATATTATAGTTGATTCTTCTATAAGTTAAAGAACAAGAAGAACAGTATAGACAAAGTTTAATATAAACTAATGTAAATTTTTATGCATATTCACAAGGCACACAATTTACATTTTTACCATTTCGTTTTTTTATACACCAACTACTACTACAATTTTTACAACCTTCTCTAGTAGCAGAATATTGATGGTCTGGACAAGGTTCACATCCTTTCAAATTTCTATTATCTGTACCATGAGGACATAGTGAATAACCTGTTTTATTTGCCAATGTTACTGCACCTTTTGGAGTTGAATAACAATAACTTTGTCCAGATAGATCTTGCCAAGAATTATCAGGACAAGGTTCACATCCTGCATACCAGGAATAAGCACCACCTGAACTAACTTTTCCTGGTGGACATCTTCTTATGTCTAAAGTATCTTTTATTCTTTCATGTCCAGAAGGAATATAAGCACAATGACTGTTTCGTGTTGAATTACCATGTACTCTGTATTTATTAGAAGGACAACTAGATATAGAAGTAATTTTTGAACACCAAGAAGAACCTCCTGTAGAATAATATCCAGTAGAACATACACCACAACTACTTTGTCCAAGTAGATATTGATATTGTCCTGCTGGACATCGTTTACAACTTGTTTGTCCAGTTAAATTTTGATAATGTCCTTCTGGACATCGTTTACAAACACTTTGTCCAGTACTATTTTGATATTGTCCTTTAGGACATTGTTTACAACTTGTTTGTCGTGCTTCATTTTGATATTGTCCTACTGGACATGGTTTTACAGTTGAAGTATTAAGATCATAATAAAAACCAGGTTTAGCATTAATTTCACAACTAATATTACCAGTTTTTTTATCATAATTAATTAAACTATAATTAGTTGGACAATTTGCTATATTTTTACATTGATAACTATCACCAGTATTATATTGTTTATCAGGACAATCTAAACAAGTATTACTATCATCTATAATACCTTTACCTGGAGGACAATTATTATTACATTTATAAGTTTTTAAATTACTAAATTGATAATCAAAATCTTTATATATTTCTTTTAATTTATCATTAATTAAATCTTTTTGATAAAGTTCACCACTCCAATTATCAAAACATTTAAAATAAACTGTATTTTCATTATTAGACTTATCTTTTATATTAACAGAAATATATCCATTACATTTATCATTATTACTACAATAATCAATTGGATTTGAGATTTGTTTTAAATCAGATTTACAACCTTTATTATTATAAGTAGTTTTATTAACACATATAAAGTTTTCTTTATTATAATAGCTATTAATAATTATAATAAATAAAATTATAATAGTTATAAATAAAACAATTATTTTTTTCATGTAATCTATAAATATTATAATATAAAAAAAAGTTACCATTATGTATATTAGGAGCAACATATAATATATTAGTACATTATTATGGTTATATAAATGATCCATTATGAATAACAATATATGTTAATACATTATTATATTTAAATGGAACAATTTTTACTTATTTAACAGTAAAAACATATACGACAACTACCTTGTCCACGTAGAGGTTGATATTGTTTTGCCCCACATCTTTTACAACTACTTTGTCCAGTTAAATTTTGATAATGTCCTTCGAGACATTGTTTACAACCACTTTGTCCAGTACTATTTTGATAATGTCCTACAGGACATGGTTTACAACTTGTTTGTCCAGTACTATTTTGATATTGTCCCGAAGGACATCGTTTACAACTTGTTTGTCCAGTACTATTTTGATATTGTCCTGAAGGACATGGTTTACAACTTATTTGTCCAGTAATATTTTGATATTGTCCTTCAGGACATTGTTTACAACTTGTTTGTCGTGCTTCATTTTGATATTGTCCTACAGGACATGATTTTACAGTTGAAGTATAAAGATCATAATAAGAACCAGGTTTTGAATCAATTCTACAAATAATATTACCAGTTTTTTTATCATAATTAATTAAACTATAATTAGTTGGACAATTTGGTAAATCTTTACATTGATAACTATCACCTGCATTATATTTATTATCGGGACAATCTAAACAATTATTACTATCATCAATAATACCTTTACCAGGTGGACAATTATTATTACATTTATAAGTTTTTAAATTACTAAATTGATAATCAAAATCTTTATATAATTCTTTTAATTTATCATAAATTAAATCATTTTGATAAAGTTCACCTTCCCAATTATCATAACATTTATAATAAACTGTATTTTCATTATTAGACTTATCTTTTATATTAACAGAAATATATCCATTACATTTATCATTATTACTACAATAATCAATAGGATTTGATATTTGTTTTAAATCAGATTTACAACCATTATTAGTATAAATAGTTTTATTTATACATTTAAAATTTTCTTTATTATAATTATTATAAATAATAGTAATAATTATAATAAAGAAAATTAGAATAGTTATATTATATAAAATAATATATTTTTTCATCTAATCTATAAATATTTAAATATAAAAAAAGTACATTTCTTAATTTTATTTTAATTTTTAAAATAATTTTTAAAATTTTAAAATTTTTAATGAAATGTACTTTTTACAATTATATAAAAAATTATATATATATATATAAAATTATGATTACACACAATTTTTTAGATTCAATATTTAAAAACACATTAATAGTATGTAATTTACAAAATTACAAAGAATATAAATATACTTTTACAGATTTTGTAGAATTATTAAATAGTTATAATTTTAAAAAACCGATTTATCAAACGAGTGTAGATAATGATAAAATAAATGAGATGATAGAATCATATAAAATGAATCCTGATTTTTTTTATTTTAAAAATAAGATAGTATTATCATATATACCATCAGAACAAAATAATATATATATAATGGATGGACAACATAGAATTGAATTAATAAAAAATTTAAATTTATTAAATTATAACGATTATATATACATATGTTGTTATATAATTGATGATGAAAATAAAATGAAATTATTATTTGATGAATTAAATAAAGACTCGTATAAAAATTATAATTATGTATTTTTAGATGATTTTAGTAAAAATTTACATAATAAATTTACAGAATATTTAGAAACAAATTATAGTATATATTTTGAAAATAAAAAAAAGAAGGAAGCATATAGAAAAACAATATCTGAATTTTTAAATGATATAACATTTGATAATTATTTATTAAAATTTAATAATTTTGATGAATTAAAAAGAGATTTTGAATCTGCAAATTTTCAATTTAATTGGATAATTAAATATAAGGATTTATTTAATAATAATAATAAATCATTTTATAAAGATGAATATGATTGTGTAAATAGTGGAATAATATTTACATTAAAAAATAATAATTTTAATGAATATTTATTAAATAGAAAAATAGTACCATCACATAAATTTAAGAAAGATAAAAAAAGAATATCAAAAAAATTAAAAAAAGAAGTTTGGATAAAAGAATTTGGTAATAAAAAAACAGGTAAATGTCCTTATAAAAATTGTAAAAATCTTATTACAGAAAATGATTATAGTTGTGGACATATTATATCCGAGTACAATGGTGGAGAAACGAATATAAATAATTTAAAACCGATGTGTTATGGATGTAATAATAGATTAGGTAAAAGAAATTGGATATTATAATATTTATAATATTTAGAATAAGTTAATAATCAATATAATTTTATTAAAATGAGTATAAAAAATTTAATTCAAGATATAGAAATAAAAAAATTAAAAGAAGAATATAATAATAATAAAGAATTATTAGAAATAGTATCAGAATATATAAAAGAGAAAAAATTAATATTATATGGAGGATATGCATTAAATTTAATATTACCAGATAATATTAAGATATATAAAGATTATACACAAGCGGATTACGATTGTTATTCATATGATGCAAGAAAACATATAATCCAATTAGGAAAAAAATTAAAAAAATTAAAATATAAATTAATAAAAGTAAAATTAGCAAAACATGAGAATACTTTTAAACTATATGTAGGAACATTAAATGTTTTAGATTTAACACAATTAGATAAATCACTATTTGATATAATGATAAAGATACATTTATATGAAAAATATGAAGGATTAATTAAATATTATAAAGATAATTATAATATAGTACCATTATATTTATTAAAAAGAAATATGCATTATGAATTAGCTAGACCATATGAATCATATTATAGATGGGAAAAAATAGAGAGTAGATTAAAATTATTAACAAAAGTATATTTTAATAAAGAATTTAGAAAAAAAAGATTATATTGTGAAAATCCAAATAAAAAGACATATCATAAAACACCAGAAGATTTAAAGCATTGTTTATCATTATTATTAAATTATGTTAAAGAAAATAAAAATCCAATAATAGACAGTTTAGCAATTAAATTATTAAAAAATATTAAAAATAAAGATTGTTGTAGATTAAATAAATTAACATATTTATTAATGATATTATCAACAAATTATAAAAGTGATTGTAATAATACTATTAAAATTATAAAAAAAAATATAAATTTAGATAAATATGAATTAATAATAAGAGATGTAACAGATAGTAGTAGTAGTGTAGATATATTAAAAGATAGAACAAGAATAGCATTATTTGATAAAATAAATAATGTAAGATATAATTTATTAACAATAATAAAAGTTAAAGATAATTGTTTTTCAATAATGAAAAAAGGAGAATATATAGTAGGAACTGTAGATACAATATTATGTTATTTATATAGTTTTTATTTAAGTTATTTTGTATGTAAATATAAAGACTATAGACATAATTCAGTATTAGAAGATACACAACAATATATAGATTTATATGAAAATTATATTAAATCATTAGATACATTAAAAAGATATAATACAGAATGTTATGGTAAACAATTATCAAAACAAGATATATATGAAAAATTGTGGAAAAAAAAATTATCAATTTTAAAAATATAATATAATTTATTTTTTATTTTTTTTATTTATTTTATTATTTTTATTTCTTTTATTTCTTTTAAAAGTACCACCTTTTCTTTTAGGTTTTTCTGGTGCTCTTGGTGGTGATAAATTATTATTAGATGGAGATGGTGTTCTAGATTTATTATTATTTAATAAAATATTTACAGGAGATATAGATGGACTTAATAAAGAACTCATAGATTGTTGAGAAGTATTTCTAGGAAGAGTACTTCGTGTTCTAGCTGATTCAGTAGATGATGGTGGAGTTCTTCTAAAAACTAATTTACTATCTGTTTTTAATTTTTTAGAAGCAGAATCACCTAAACTAAAAGAAGGAGGAGAAATAGAATTTTTACCTAAACTAAAAGAAGGAGGAGAAATAGATTTTTTACCTAAACTAAAAGAAGGTGGGGATGAATTAGAATTTTTTTTTTTAGTAGGTGAAGATTTAGGAGGAGATGAAGATTTTTTTCTTTTAGAACTTTGATATAAATCTTTAGCAGTTTTAAGAGATTTAATATCAATAACATCATTAATATATTTTCTAGTTAAATGAATTGCTTCATCATTTTTAACAGGACTTAATGAACCATCACCAAATATTCCACTATTAATAACACCTATTTCAATTTCTTTACCTTTATTATTATACATAAAAATACTTTTTTTATTACCATTAGTAGTAATTAAATCAGTAATATCTGTTGAATCATTAAAAGAACCTAAAATATCAGGACTAGAAAAAGTACTAGTTTTTTGATTTTTTTTAATAATACTATTTAATAAAAGTGTATAATAATTTATTTGAAGACTTTTAATTTTTTTTATATGACTATCATCAAAAACTCTATAATCTGGTAAATTTTTACTGATTAAATAATGATTTAATATTTCTTTATTATGTGGACGAATAAAATATTTTTGCGTATTTTGTGACATTACTATTAAATAAGTATATTTTAATTTTATTTTTCAAATTTAAAAATATCATTATCACTCGATTTTTTTTCGATATTATTATCCATTACATTAACTAGTTCAGATAATATATCAGATGATGAATTATCATCTACATTTTTATTATTATCATTTGAATCAATAGATATTGAATCAGACAAAGAATTATCGGAACTATTATCAAGTGAATAATTATTTATATTTTCATTTAGTTCTTTTTCAATTTGTAGTTTTTTTATAATATCATTATTTTTTTCAATTATATTATTCATAAAATTAATAAAATTAACTCTTTTAGTTTCAGTATTTAATTTATAATTAATAGAAATATATTCTATAATTTTAGAGTTAAAATATAATATTTCATCAGTATATATTGGTATAAATGTATTTGTAATTATAAAAAATATAGAACATAAATTATATGTAATTGCTTTAAAATTATTGTAATAAAATGATAATATATTATTATTAATAATCATTATAAATATATTAAATAAAGTATTTTAATCTTTATATAAATAATAAAATATATATATAGAATAATAAAAATGGAAGATAGTATAGAGAAAAAAACAATATTATTAGATAGTTATAACGCTAAATTTAATGCAGATAATTCATTTTATTTTGATTTACAAGAAGATATTAAAAATTGTATATATGTAAAAACATTAAAAACAGAAATACATATTGGTGAACAAGGATGGAAATATGATAGTGATATCACCAATAAATATTATGGAAAATCAACAAACGCATATAATTATGGTGAAATAAGAAAAGGGGATCATATTTATGTATCATTAAATGATTTTGAAAGAATAATAGTACCAGTAAAAATAAAAACACCATATACAAATTTAAATGAATTAATTACTGATTTAAATTTAAATCCAAATATGACACAGCAAGAACTCAATAATACATTTAAATATTCACATGGAGGTGATGTTTTGAATACTAATACAAATTTAGTTATATATAATAATAATTCATTAGATATTGAAAATAAAAGTTATAGAGCGATAAATTATCCAATTAAAAATATAACAGAAAATTTTAATAAATATTATGATGCTATTTATATAAATGATATAACTCCTGCTGTATCAACAGTTTATAAACAAGAATTAGCAGGTACAAGTTGTGGTCCAAATGATACTAATACATTAGTATTAAATCCATTATTACCGGAATTAAGAAGATTTAATGTTGCAATATATAAACAAGATGATGATGGAAGACATGTTAAAGTAAATTGTAATAAAGATAATGAAAATGGAATACATAGAGTAATATTAAGTTTTACAATATATTTTAAAAGAAAAAAAATAACAAGAATATAATAATAAAAAAATATTTAAAGATTTATTTATATAAATAATATAAAAATGACAGACACAGAAAATATTGCAGCAGGATTTGATATTGGTACAACAACAAGTTGTGCTGCTATTTGGAGAAATGATAAAGTAGAAATTATACCAGATCATCAAACAGGATCAAGAATTATACCATCATATGTATCATTTACAGATGAAGAAAAATTAGTAGGAGAACCAGCAAAAAATCAATCATCAATGAATCCCAAAAATACAGTATATGATGCAAAAAGATTAATTGGTAGAAAATTTGATGATCCATCAGTAGTTCAAGATAATAAATTATGGTCTTTTAAAGTGACAGCTGATGAAACAAATAAACCAATTATAAATGTAAAATATAAAAAAGAAGATAAACAATTTCATGCTGAAGAAATATCAGCAATGGTTATTCAAAGATTAAAAGAAACAACGGAAGCATATATCGGTCATGAACTTAAAAAAGTAGTAATTACAGTACCAGCATATTTTAATGATGCACAAAGACAAGCAACAAAAGATGCAGGAACAATTGCGGGTTTAGAAGTTTTAAGAATTATTAATGAACCTACATCTGCTGCGATTGCATATGGTTTAGATAAATCAGATACTGATAAAGAAGTAAATATTATAGTATTTGATTGTGGTGGTGGAACTCATGATGTTTCAGTATTAACTTTAGATGGTGGAATTTTTGAAGTAAAAGCAACTGGTGGTGATACACATCTTGGTGGTTCAGATATTGATAATGTAATTGTTAATTATTTAGCAGAAGATATTAAAAAGAAACACAAAGTAGATGTAAAACAAAATGCTCGTGCATTAAAAAGATTAAATAATGCAGCAGAAAAAGCAAAAAAAAATCTATCATCTAGTACAACAACATCAATTGAAATTGATTCATTAATTGATGGTGTAGATTATGTAGCAAATTTATCAAGAGCAAAATTTGAACAATTAGCAGATCCAATTTTTAAAAGAACAATTGACCCAATTAACAGACTATTAACAGATGCAAAAATGTCAAAAGGAGATATTGATCAAATAGTATTAGTTGGTGGAACAACAAGAATTCCTAGAATTCAAGAATTACTATCAGAATATTTTGGTGGAAAAGAATTAAATAAATCATTAAATCCTGATGAAGCAGTAGCATATGGTGCAGCAGTTCAAGCTGCAATTTTAACAGGACAAGGTAATTCAAAAACAAATGAGTTACTTTTACTAGATGTAGCACCATTATCATTAGGAATTGAAACAGCAGGAGGTGTAATGACAAAAATTATTGAAAGAAATACAACTATTCCAACAAAAAAATCACAAGTATTTTCAACATATGCAGATAATCAACCAGGAGTTGATATTAAAATTTATGAAGGTGAAAGAGGATTTACAAAAGATAATAATATGTTAGGTAATTTTCATTTAGATGGAATTCCACCCGCACCAAGAGGAGTACCACAAATTGAAGTATCATTTGATATTGATGCAAATGGTATTATGAATATTTCAGCAGCGGATAAAAGTACTGGTAAAAAAAATAATATCACAATTACAAATGATAAAGGTAGATTAAGTAAAGAAGAAATTGAAGAAATGATTAAGAAAGCAGAAAAATTTAAAGAAGAAGATGATGCAAATAAAGAAAAAATTGAAAAAAGAAATGGATTAGAAAATTTTATTTATAACATTAAAAATAATGTTAAATCAAATCCAGATAGTGAAAATGCTGAAGAAACAAATAAAATTAAAGAAGAATTAGATCCAATTATTGAAGAAGCACTTAAATGGTTAGAAGAAAATCCTAATGCTTCATCTGAAGATTATGATAATAAACAAAAAGAAATTGAAAATAAAACAAATCCAATTATGATGAAATTCTATCAAAAAAATGCTCCTGAAGGAGGTGGTATGCCAGGTGGTATGCCAGGTGGTATGCCAGGTGGTATGCCAAGTGGTGGTATGCCAAGTGGTGGTATGCCAAGTGGTGGTATGCCAGAAGGATTTTGTCCTCCAGATGAAGAAGTTGATTAATTTATTAATTTATTAATTTATTTTTATAATAATTATAAAAAAATATTTATTTAATAATTTATAATAAATAATATTTATTTACATTATAGTACATTTTTGTGGAATTTTTTGACATGTACCAGGATTATTAAATGAACAGTTAGATCTAACATAACCATATGGACAAGAAGGACAAGGTACACAACTACCTGGATTTGTTCCTCCACAATTTGGTCTATATTTATAACCAGGACAGGTGCTACATAAAGTACATGTACCTGAATTTGTTCCACTACAACCACTTCTATATCGACCATTACCACATGCAGGACATTTTATACAAGTACCTTTTTTATCACCACCACAATTAGGTGTATATTGATTATTTGGACAACCACAAACCTTACAATCATTTGTACTACCACCTGAATATTTACCATCAGGACAAGGTAATTGACCTGTTTTATCTTGTTTTCTTTTGTATCCAGGTGATACTGGTGTGCATTTTGAACTACCAGCATTAGAAGAATATTGTCCATCAGGACAAGATGTACAAATATTTTTACCTCCTTTTGAAAATGTTCCTTTTGGACATATTTCCTGACCACTTTTATCTTCTTTTATTTGATAACCTGACTGTACCCGTGTACATTTTGTTGAAGTATTACCAGGAGAAAATTCACCAGGTGGACAACTAACACAAATTTTATCTTCTATATTTGAACCACCTACTAATTTTTGTCCACTTGGACAAGTAGTTGCTGTCCAATCAGTACAATTTGAACTACCATCAGTTAAAGAATATTGTCCATTTGGACAATCTGTACAAATATTTTCACCTCCTTTTGAAAATGTTCCTTTTGGACATATTTCCTGACCACTTTTATCTTCTTTTATTTGATAACCAGATTGTACCTCTGTACATTTTGTTGAAGTATTACCAGGAGAAAATTCACCAGGCGAACAACTAACACAAATTTTATCTTCTATATTTGAACCACCTACTAATTTTTGTCCACTTGGACATGTAGTTGATGTCCAATCTGTACAAGTTGTACTACCACTACTAGAAGAATAAGTTTTATCTGGACAAGGTGTACAATCATTTGTACCACCTGTTGAATAAGAACCTGCAGAACAAGGTCTTTGAGTACTTTTACCTGGAGCTCTTTTATAACCTGGATCTACAATTCTACAAGTAGTAAAAATACCTTTTGAATAATAACCATCAGGACATTCTACACAAATTCTATCTTCTGTATTTGAACCACCACTTAATTTTTGTCCACCTGAACATATTGAAGATGACCATCCCATACAATCATTTGTACCACCTGTTGAATATGTTCCTGGTATACATGGTTCTTCACCACTTTTATCTTTTTTCCTTTTATATCCTGGTCTAACTTTTGTACAATTTTTTCCATCTGAATAATAACCATCAGGACAATTTTCACATTTTTTATCTTCACTTTTTGAACCACCTACTAATTTTTGACCATATTCACAAGTTGTCTTATAATCAGTACAATTATTTTCACCTCCTTTTGAAAATGTACCTGTTGGACAATCATTACAAATACCATCTTTTGTTTTAGTACCTGGTGTTAATTTTTTACCAGGACCACATCTAGTTATTGAATAAGGTTTTTGTGTAGTTTGTCCAATTTCATCTACATAGTGTCCTTCACTTACATTTATACATTTTGAATTTCCATAACTATCTGTATATGTTCCTTTATGACACTTTTTTTCACTTTTACTATTAACATCATAATAATAACCTGGTCTTGAATTAATTTTACAAATAATATTACCAGTTTTTTTGTCATAATTAATTAAATTATATTTTGTAGGACATTCTGCAATATCTTTACATTGATAACTATCACCGGTATTATATTGTTTATCAGGACAATCAAAACAAGTTAAAGAATCATCTTTAATACCTTTACCAGGTGGACATGTTTTATTGCATTTATAAGTTTTTAAATCACTAAATTCAATATTATCTTTATTTTTTACATTATTAATTAATTTATTATATATTAATTTATCATTATCATATATTATTTTACCATCCCAATTATCTAAACATTTAAAATTTATATATCCAATATTATTATTTAAATTATATTTAATATTAGAATATCCATTACAATTATCATTATTATTACATATTTTTAGTGCTTGTTCAGAATTTGAATTATTACCTATAAAAAAATTATGTTCACAAGTACCATTATTATTTATAAGTTTAGGATTTATACAAATAAATTTTTCTATAATTATATTTTTAATATTAATTATAATAAAAAATATAACTATTAATATTAAAATAATATAATAAAATATATTCATCTTTATTTTATAAAAATATTTTAATTATTATAAAATAGAAAAAATGATAATATTTTCTTGTTATATATATCATAATGGATTGTATTAAATCATATTTAAATTATTTTATTAAAAATAATAAAATTAATAATTCATATATTTTTCATAAAAATTCAAATATAGATAATAATGATACTATTATAATTAATGGTAATATTTTTACAGAGTGTTGTATATGTTTTAATATTATTGCATTAAAAGATATTAAAGTTATTTATCCTTGTGGACATCGTTTATATTGTGATAATTGTTTAAAAGATTTAAATAAATGTCCATCATGCTCTATTACCATTGATAATAAAATTAAAGTTTATGAAAATTTAAATAATAATTACGATAATAATTACGATAATAATTACGATAATAAAATAGAAAATAATTTAATTAATATAAATAATAAATAATAAATAATATTATTTTTATATAAATATTAGATAATATTATATATTATTAAAACATGAAATATATATTATTAACAATTTTATTTTTTATATTTGATTATACATCATGCTATAATATTAATAAAATTAATTTATTTAATAATTTAAGTAGAAGAAAATCATTATGTTATTTACCAATTATTTATTTACCACAATTTGCTTTTGCTGAAAATGAAAAAAATATAGATGAATTAAGAGAAGAAGCAAATAGAATAATTGAAATAATTGAAGCTCAAAAATCTAGTATAGATTTACCAAAATTAAATGAAAATAAAAAAAATAATAATGATAATGATACAGATAATAATAATGATAATAAAAATAATGTTGATATAGAAATAATAAATAAATTAGATAATAAAATTACAAATTTGCTAAATACTTTTAAAAATGAAGATCCAATATATTCTTTAAATTATCTTAAAAATATTTGTAGTCCATCTAATAATTTAAAATATAAAGATACAAATAAACTTAAAATTATATTTGATGAAAGTAAATATGCTATTTTACTTGGTAAATTTGTAAATTTTGATATAATAAATCATCAAAAATATATTGATAATAATGATAAAGAATTTGTTTCATATGATATTGATATTAAAGTTTTTAGTGATTATAATACAATGATTTATAATGGTATTCAATTTAAGGATATGTATTATCCAAATGAAAATAATAATGAAAATAATAATGAAAATATATGCTATGTTATATATAGATGGAATTTTGTAAAATCAAATATAAATAATGATTATGAATTAGAATCGTGTTATTTATTACCAAAATAAATATTATATAAAAATAATTTATATAATATAATATAATATGAAATTTAAAAATTTATTTGTTTTATATTTTATTGTTAATTTATATTATAGTTATGCTTTTAATAATTATTGTATTATGAAATATAATAATAATAATAATAATATAAATAATATAGAAAAAGTAAGAAGAAAAATATTATATTATTCATTAGGTTTTAATATTATTAATCCCAAATTAACAAATGCATATACATCAGCATATACACAATCAAGAAAAATTAAAAATAAAAATATTTTAAATGAAATTGAAAATGAACAAAAAGAATTATTTGAAGAAATTATTCCATCAGTTTGTTATATTAGTACTGAATATACATCAATGGGTGAAAAATTTAATATTAATAAAGAAGATTTACCAAAAGGTGTTGGTTCTGGATTTATATGGGATGATGAAGGTCATATAATAACAAATTTTCATGTTATTAATAAAGTAGATAATGCAATTGTTACTATAACAGATAAAAATAATAATAAAAAAGAATATTCTGCTAAATTAACAGGTATTGACCCAGATATTGATTTAGCAGTTCTTAAAATTGATGCACCTAAAAATGACCTTAAAATTATTAATTATAATAAATCTATAAATACAAAAGTTGGACAATTTGCTTTTGCTGTAGGTAATCCATTTGGTCAAGATCATACATTAACAACTGGTATTATTTCTGGAACAAATAGAGAATTATCAGCACCAACAGGAAGAAAAATTTATAATGTAATTCAAACAGATGCTGCAATAAATCCAGGTAATAGTGGAGGTCCTTTATTAAATAGTAATGGTGAATTAATTGGTATTAATACTGCTTCATTAGGTATGGGTGTATCTTCAGGTGTAGGTTTTACAATTCCTATTCAAATAGCTTTAAAATCTATTAATGAAATTATTGAAACTGGTTTTGTTCAAAAACCTATTTTAGGTATTTCATATATGGAAAGAAATCCTTCAATTAGTGAATCAGAAAAATCTGGTATTCCTATTATCGATAAAGGTATTCTTATATTAGATGTACCAACTAATTCTACAGCAGATAAATCAGGATTAAGAGGTCTTAAAATTAATAATATTACTAAAAAAATTGATCATATTGGTGATATTATTATTCAAATAGATAATGATAGTATTAATAATCCAAATGATCTTAATATTGTTTTACAAAAACATAAACCAAATGATATTATTACTATTAAATATTTAAGAGATAATAAAATTGAAACCACAAAACTAAAATTAGATAATTATAAAGGTACTACATTTACAAAATTAGAAAATGAAAAAATAAATGATGCTGATAATACTGTTAGATTAATTGATATTCCTTTAAAAAATTTAGAACCAGAAATTAAACCTAAACTTTCTTTGTAATTAATTTATATATATATAATAATGTACTCTAATTTATTTGATAATATTGATATTTTTATTACTATTATGAATTATATTATAAATGATATAGAAATTGCTATTAATAATTTAGAATTAAAAATTTTATTTATAAATAATTTAATTAAAAAAAATAAAAAATATATTTTAAACTCTAATATCCCATTATTTTATAGTTATCGTTTATTTAATTTATATCCTTTATATACAAATAATCGTTTGTTTTAAAAAAAATGATTTAATATAAATATAATATAGTTATTATGTTCTCGTTTTTAATTACACCTTATTTTGAAAAAAAATTATATATTGCTTCTATTCCAATTATTTATAAAAAAAATATACTTATAAATTCAGAAAATGTTCATAATTATTTATCAAATTTAAAAAAATGTCATAAATATTATTATTGTATTTATTATTAAAAATATATTATATTATATGTATCCATATAATATTAATAATTCATTTTTATATTTAGTTATATTATTATATTTTATTTTTTTTAATAATTTATTATCCTCTTCATTATTATTTTTCCTTTTTTTTGTTTTTAATTCTTCCATTTATTATTTTTAATTATTTATATATTTTTATATCTTTTATAAAAATTGATTTAAATTCATTTATATTAATAGAATATGTTTTATATATTAATTATGATTTTATTAAATATTTCTAGAGTTTATTTATTTAATATTCAAAAAAATTTTATTTGTAACAAAATTTGTAACAAAAAATCTTATTCAATTAATCATTCTATAAAAGATAATATTTTAAATGATAAATATATGCCTTTATTATATACTAATAATAATAAATTAAATAATACTTTATATTCAATTGAACATATTTATCCTATTTCATATTTTAAATTAAAAAATAATGATATTATAATTAATGATATGCATAATTTAATTAAAACAACTAAATTTATCAATAATGCTCGTTCTAATTATAAATATTCAGATTTTAAAGAAATAATTTATATTGATAATAATAATTTTAATATTATATATAATAATATTTCTAATAATAATTGGAAATTATTAGATAATTATAATTATGTTAATCATAAAAAAAAATTATTTATTCCTAATAATAATTCAAAAGGTTTTATAGCTAGGGCTATATTGTATATCTCTTTTAATTATAATTTAAATTATAGTAAAATTATTAACACTGATACATTAATTAAATGGAATAAAATATATCCACCTAATAGAAATGAAAAATATCATAATTTTATTGCTAATAAAATTCAAAATAAAGATAATATTTTTATATCAAAATATAGTAAAATAAATTTAAAAAAAATTTTAAATGAAATTTAAAAAAAAATGATTATTTAT